GTACCAATACCCCTGGAATTCGCCCTTGCCGAGCTTGTCGACAATGAGAAAAAGAGCAACCCCAAAGGAGACAGCAACAGCAGCCACTCCGACAACGTGCTTGGCGGTGACGTGTTTCATCGCCAGATCGTAAAGTCTTTTGGCCTCCATTTTGATGGCGTCTGTCATGGTGTGCAATGCTTCGCACAACCACTTATAAGTATCAATGAACCATTTCTTGACACTCTCCCAACGAGTAGCTTCCGCCTCCTGAAGGGTTGCTGGAGCTCCACCGTCTTGAGTGAGGGCAACCTTAAGAGCCGCCGCTCGCTTCTCAGACATGGGCTTCGCCGCGGTCTCAACAACAGCATCAACCACAGCACTTGTAACACAGCCATGCAGGGCATTGCCTTGCGGAACGGGGGTACCCACAGGTGGCGCCACGAACTCCTCCACATCCTCCTCATCAGCATAATCAACATGAATCGCGTCCATCAACTGGCCATACTCCGCCCCAACTGGGCGGGGCACAAGATCAGGAGCGTCCTCTTTCACTTTAGCCTCAAAATTAGGCTTCATGTTGGACTGAGGCTCCCAACGGCCCAAAGACACGGCACTCGCTTCTTCGTCGAGCACGTCATCAATGAGCGACACCGGGTCCTCAATCATCGATGAAAGTTCCCAAAAGGTTCGCCCCCGACGAGCAATAAGATTGTCGAGTTGAATATCGACTGCACGAATTGAGCGCTTCAACATGCGCACCTGATTCAACAGAGCGGGCGATGCGTTGGCGCCCAAAACTTCCGCAGCACGCTCAGCAGCCTCAAGCGACTGCTGTTTTTCAAGCCACTGCTCATTGAGAGCCTGCCCACGCCTCTCAATCATGGCTATCTCATTAACCGTTTGACTGGTCCAAGGCAACTCAGCCACAAGCCAATTCAAATCGGCTGCGGCTGGAAACTTACGGTTTCGAGACCGGGCTTCAGCCAACTGGGCGCGCAAGCGCTGCTCAGGCAGTTGGCCAGCCGCACGCGCGCGGCGCGAAGCAGCAAGACGCTCCCGGGACGAGTACATCCCAAAGAGCTG